GTTTGATCAACACCCGAATTATGTACAAAACTTTTCGGTCGTAAACCGAGTCGTTTTATTTACGTTTGTAACTAGGGCTCCGATAAAAAGGAGACTTATCTAGAAACCTCTGGATCAAACCATTCGTATTCCGAAGTCTTAACTTTCTTTTTGAAAGGTATATCTTAGATACACCATCATTAAGAGGGTTAGGATAAGAAAGAATGTCTTTTATATCTCTAAGGGGGCCTTCAGCAAAGCTGTCTGCCTCCTCGTCGACATAATTGGCATTTATTCTCCTTACAATGTTAATAAGTTCCTTCTTATGAAGTTTCTTATAAGCGTTATAAAGGGGTGACTTTCTTATTTTGTTAGACTCGACAAAACCAGAAGGATTAAACATGGGATCCAATTCCATGACCTTTTGATTTGTTCTCTGATTAGCCTCTTCCAATAGGAAGCGGTCTAGATCCATCAGTAATCTTTTTACTGGTAGATCCGTCCTCCACGGACTCCTTATCCCCGAAAGGGGAGGGATAGGTGGGAGCACTGGAAAGTGTTCCAAAGCGGGACAGGTCAGTAGAACATGAGCATCATAATCATTCTTAAACTTACTATTGTGAAATAGTTGTTCTAGAATATTTCGATACTCAGAGTCTGAAAAACCACCAGGATCTGAATGGTGGAGTTTTTCGGAAAATACTCTTATAAATTCTAAGAAACCAACCATGGTTCCTGTAGATTTTATAAGAATATCCGGTGGAATAGGTGAGATTTCACCGCCATCGATGAATAATCGTTTGGCGATCTCACCGAGATTGTGCGATTCTGTACTAAATACGGATTTCTCCTTGGAGATTTCCATACCTAATTCAGATAACACTTTCTCATATTTCACCGTGCCGTTTTTACTTGCAATTGCCATGTCATCACCAATTACTGCATAAAACCTTTCGGTTTTACTGTAATTGATAATTGCATGATTAGTTATTGCCATGGCAGCCCATGAGGATAGCATCCCCATTGGTTGTCCTACAGCATAACGAAGTTGCCCTCCCGGATAGTTGAAATCTCTATCAACTAAAAGGGTCTTCCAAAGTGTACTTAGATTTTCAGGTAAGAGTTCGTCAAGAATTCTTGCTTGTAAATCTACAGGCATACGATCTGTTGCGGCCCTAAGGTCATAACAGTTCAATGCCGATGTTCTGGTAAATTTTCTAACTCTCTTAGCAATAAGATTGTGCGAAAATGTACCGTCACATGGAAATCTTTTCAAGGCTTTCATAAGATAGTCATGAATTGGTTTCAGTACAGTTTGGGTCCAAATATCTGGAATACAAATTACGCGTGTCTTCCCACCCCCTTCTTGAAGGAAGTGGAGTCGACCCGTCAAATTTGAATAACTTTTATCTGGATCTCTTTCGAGAAGAGAATCAGAGATTAACTTTTCCCATTGAGAAAAGGCGTCATCAGTAAAAACCAATTTAGCCATTTCTTTTTGAGTCTTGTCAATTCCTGTTTCGTTGCAAGCAATTGCATCCAATATACTTGTGTATCCAATTGCATTCGGCCCTTGGGCTGATGCTTTTGGTGTCACAAATATTGGATTGTGGGATGATTTTAATTCAAATTTATTGATTTTCCTAGCTTTAAGGAAGTCCTTAAAGTGGAAACCAATATCTTCGATTAAATCAACGTATCGACTAG